TGGTGGTACAGGTGACCGAATTAAGAATGATGATGGGTGGAAAGAGAATCTACAACGTATTGCAGAAGCACATCCAGGCTCATCTATGTCAGATAGATATGCTAAAAAGTCAACTAAAGAAATTAAGACTAGAGATGTGTTGAAGAAACACAAAGTGATATAAATAGTAATGTGCTGGTGAGATACCACAGCACCCTCGATATGAGATTGGAAGCTGTGTGGTCAATCCACCATTGCACAGGAGCAATGTTAATAACATTGCTCCGCCTTTAATATAGTGAGTAGAAATATGGCGAAGAAAAAAGATGTGACAATTGATAGTTTGGTGAAAGTCAAACCAATTACAGACAATCAAAAACTCGTATTTGACGAGTATAAAAGTGGAAAGAATTTGTTTTTACATGGTGCTGCTGGTACAGGTAAAACATTTGTATCATTATACCTTGCGTTGGAACAAGTTCTTAACCCAGAAACCCCATACGAATGTGTGTACCTTGTAAGAAGTGCAGTTCCCACTAGAGAGATTGGATTTCTGCCAGGTGATGAAGAAGATAAGACTGCATTGTTCCAAGTACCATATCAAAACATGGTACAGTTTATGTTTGAACAAGCATCCGATAGTGCGTTCAGTATGTTGTATGACAGACTAAAAGTACAGGGTAGTGTTATGTTTCTCACAACTTCATTCTTGCGTGGTATTACATTAGATAATGCTGTTATCATAGTTGATGAATGTCAAAATTTAAACTTCCACGAATTAGATACTATCATGACCAGAGTAGGACAAGACAGTAAAATTATATTCTCTGGTGATTATTTTCAAACCGACTTACAAAAGAATGCTGAAAAAGAAGGATTAGGTTCATTTATGGCAATCCTTGAAGCGATGGAAGAGTTCTCTACAATTGAATTTACCATCGGAGACATTGTACGTTCTGGTTTAGTTCGTAGTTATCTTATCAACAAAATTAAACAGGGAGTTGAAATATAATGGCAAAGATGTACAGTAGTCCAATAGCTCATGAAGGAACTTCAAAAGGTACTTCTATGGGAAAGAAACCAATTACGTCCACAATGAATAAACACAAAAGACGTAGTTACAAAAAATACAGAGGACAAGGTAAATGAGTAATTTTGATGAATGTTTGAAACTCATACTTCACCACGAAGGTGGATATGTGAATCATCCTAAAGACCCAGGCGGAGAAACCAACAAGGGAGTCACTAAAAGGGTTTACGAACAGTGGTGTATGGACAATGACCTTAATCAGAAAGATATGAAAGATTTAGAATTTAAAGATGTCGCTCCTATCTACAAAAATAATTATTGGGATAGAGTAAAAGCAGACGAACTTCCAGAAGGTTTAGACCTTTGCGTTTTTGATTGGGCCGTTAATTCTGGTACAGGAAGAGCTGCAAAGAAACTTCAGTCAATGATTGGTACAGTCGCAGATGGTGGCATTGGGCCAAACACTCTTAAAAAACTTGATGAATATGTTGATAAAGAAGGTGTTGAGGGTGCGATTGCAAACTACACTGAAATCAGACAAGATTTTTATGAAAGTCTAAGTACATTCGATACCTTTGGTAAGGGATGGACTAGAAGAAATACAGAAACCGAAACAGAAGCGTTCAAGATGGCAGGGGTTTATTTACCAAATTAACCTTGACAAATCTGTTCTACTTTGATATAATAATGAAATACAATTTGAGGAAATATTATGTTTACACACAAACCTGTAGAAATACAAGAACTACAAACTAAAACCGTTAATCGTAAACGGTTCTATCTAACACCAGATGGTAAAATGTATCCATCTATTACAACTGTCTTGGGAAACCGAAAGGCAGAAGGTCTTCATGCATGGCGTAAAAGAGTTGGTGATGATGTTGCAAATTATATTGCACGAACTGCTGCAGCAAGGGGTACGAAAGTACACCATATGTGTGAGGACTTTTTAAATAACAAAGAAGTAAATAGAGAACCGTTTCTCGCTGCAGCACTGTTTAGTCAATTGGAAAAAACTATCAGTCAAAAGGTAGATAATATCTATTCACAAGAATGCGGTTTGTATTCTAATAAATACATGGTTGCTGGTCGAGTAGACTGTATTGCAGAATACAATGGTGAACTATCCATTATAGATTTTAAGACTTCTCGTTCAGAACGTAATGACGATTGGAATGAGAACTACTACATTCAAGCATCTGCATATGCAGAGATGTTTGAAGAACGCACTGGTCATGCAATCAATCAGATTGTGATTCTAGTGGTAACAGAGGATGGAGTTGTCCAAGAATTCATCAAAGATAAGAAAGATTATCTGGGGATGTTGATTGAAGCGGTTGACGATTTCACTCAAGCATGGGAAAAAGAAAATGAAAAATTGGATGAAAGTCCTGCCGTTATCGGCGCTCCTGTTTAGTGGTGTTGCATCAACAACAATGTTGTCATCAGCATTCGCACAAGAAAAGGACACACAAACAGAACTAGAAAAAAAAGGAATGTTTTATTGGGCTCAAAAACCAGCACAATGTTCTAGTAGTGAAGCAGTAGTTGAACAACTAAAGAAACATGGAGAACTTCCTACCGTATGGATGGAAGGTCTTACTGGAATGCCAAATGGTTCTTTCAATGGGTCAAAGTTTGTTATTGCAATCAATCCAAAAGCAGACCCTGTAACTTGGACATTACTTGAATTTGTCGATGATGGAAAACAGGCTTGTATTCTTGGATTTGGTCGAGGGATGATAAATATAAGCATGCCAGAAAAAGATGGTGTTAAAACATGACCACAATCTGGCACCTATTATTGACAGTGTGTCTTGGAAGTACCTGTGTAGAACAGGATGTTCAGTGGTTTGATGAAGAAAAACAGTGTAAAGAACTACTACCAGTGTATGCTGGTATTCCTACTGACGGTGATTGGGATACTGTAGAATATATCTGTAAACCTGTAGGAAGTAAAGGAGTATAAAATGTACGAATATAAATGTAAACTAGTCAAGGTCGTTGATGGTGACACAATTGATGTTGACATTGATTTGGGATTTGGTGTATGGATGCGAAAACAACGTATCCGAATGTATGGTATTGATACACCAGAATCTAGAACATCTGACCCAATTGAAAAAATATATGGAAAAGCTGCAACTGCATTTCTAGTTAAGTGGACTAATGCTGGTGACCTTACTTTGAAAACATTCAAAGATGGTAAGGGTAAGTATGGACGCATTCTTGGAGAAATTTGGTTTGGTGGTGAATATAATATTAATCAGTTGTTGGTCGATAATAATCATGCAGTACGTTATCATGGTCAATCTAAGGATGAGATTGCAGAAGAACATCTTGCAAATCGTTCTATTTTGTCCTTGACAAATGAAGATTAATTTGGTATAAATATAGTATAGTTTGATGATACAAATCAAATACTGGACAGGACATGGGGGCAGTACCCATCGCCTCCACCATAATTACTTGGGGATAAGTGTGCTTGATAAATTGATAACATATCTTATAAAGTTCTTTAATATTAAAGAAAAAACGCCAGTTAGATATCTATCTGGTGTTGGTAAATCAAGTAATTATGATGGGGGCGAACTAGGTTCGACTGACAGGGATAGAGGCGAGTAGAATTATCGGATGACTGCGTAATAGGTCAAAAACCGTAAATGCAAACGATAACAATGCATATGTAGATTACGCTATCGCAGCTTAATCGTACTGAGTTTCGGTGGTGTACTTGGAAACAGAAACACCACCACTTAATTATGAAGAGGATATTATATTATGAAAGAATTTATATTAGTGATTACGATGTGGGGTGTTGATGCTAGTGGTGGTGATAACTATATTGGTCAACTTGCACTACAGCAACCTATGACAAAACCACAGTGTGAATATATGATGGATGAGAAAATGTGGAATCCCACTTACGAAAATGAATATTATTATATGAAGGGTCATTGCTTCCCAGCAGAATGTTCTGGTAAAGAGCAGTGTACAGAGTAACAGGATATTTTAAAGACCAGAAAGTGGTTAGACACTTTGTTGACCTGTATGATGCTATTGATTTTAAGGATAGTGTGGATGCACATTATCCATTGAGATTGAC